TGTTAATACACCTGCTAAATGTCCCTGCAATTCAATAGAAGATAATTTCACGGCTTTCGCTTCTAAGTCAGTAAATTCAGTAGCATATGCCATTTCAATTCCATCATCATCAGCATCAACGTAAGGGATAGCCAATGTACCTTTTACGTTGAATTTCTCTGCATCATTAAATAGTGGTGAAATTTCTTTTACACGATCGATAATTTTGTTCGCGATTGTCTTAGGTAAAATTGCGCCATTATCGCCTTTTGTGATGTTTGCATCTTCAACAATCGGCATACCCATTACTGTAGCTCTTATATAATTAGCAAATAATTTAACATCTTTATCTTCAGGAGATAAAGTTGGTTCCTGTGGTGTTGATAAATTCGCGTTAGCTACGTTTTTGATTCTAGCTATATCTTCTCTTAACTGTTTTGATTCAGCTTCTAAAGTATCGAATGTAGCTCTATCTTCATCAGTTGCTTTTCCTTCCTGGATTAAGTCAACAATAGCTTCCATCTTTGAAGCGTTATCATTTAATTTTTCTAATAATGCTTTTAAATTCATAATTTAGTTCTCCTTAAGGTTTTCAATATCATTTTTGATTTTTCTCAAAGCGTAAATAAAAGACGAATCATCCTGTGGAGCCTGTTCAGGTTCCTTTGGCGGTTCGCCTTGTTTATCGATAGGTGTACTATCTTCGATTAAGTTTTCAGGCATATGCTTATAGCTATTTGAATAGTCCTTAAGCATAGCTTTAGCCATTGCCTGCGCATCTGTGCTTTTCGGCTCTACGTCACTGATCACAGTGATATCAAACATTTCACTCATAGCCTCAGCGCCTAGCCATGTCTCGCTAGCAATAGCAGTCTTTACGTCTTCCATGTCTGCCTTAGCTTTAGATTCATAAAGTGGAAGCATAGAAGACTCTTCAATGTTATCTAGCGTTTCAGCTGTCGAACGCATCTCTAGCGCATTTCCAAAGGCAACAGACATAGGTTTGTGAATCATTAACATTGATGACTGATAAGCGGAGACACTGTCGCACGCCATTACTAAAAAAGATGCGGCTGAAGCTGCTACACCATCAATAAACGCATTAACCTTTACGCCCTTGCTTCTTGCTCTCTTAATTTGGCTAGAAATCGCAACAGCGGCGAAAACGTCTCCGCCTGGAGAGTTGACATAGACATTTAACTCATCCCCTTCTTTCAATTCAGCAAGTGCTTCATTAAATTTATTTGGGAAGATTACGTTCTTCTGTTCCTTGTCGCTATACCACGTTTCGTTGCTGATAATTGGACCATATGCGATTAAATCGGCTTTCATCTTATTCCTCACCTCCTTCTTCGATAGTTGGAGAAGATGAGCCTGTTCCTTTTGTTTGTCCGGTATTAGGAACAAAATATTCTTTTGTATTGACATTGTATAATGTTGAACCTAATCCAACATCGACAGTATCGAGTCCTTCGATACGCGTTAGATTTTCCATAGATCTAATCTCATTTTTGGTAATCCACCCAGCTTCTTTAGCAAGCTTATAAGATTCAAATCGTTCTTTTTGAGAAGCCTTTAAAATCTCGCTAAAGTCAAAGTCAAAGAAATATGTATCTTTCTCTCTCTCCAAAAGCAAATCTCTATTTAGTGCTGCCTTAAAAGCATTGCAGATAGGCAAGATTGCATCCTTGATAAACTGATCATAGTTGTCCGACATATGAAAGATAGCATCAATCTCACTATTTAAGTTCTTGATTGATTGAACTAACTGTAATTCAAGTGCAGTATTTGAAGATTCCTTGAATGTTAATCCTTTGTTTAGGATAACTGTGTTATCACTGTCATTGGATGAATACAGTCTTTGCCAGGCATTCTTAAGCGCAATTTGCTCGTCAGTACCTAAATTTCTATCCGACTGGATAAAACCTTTCTTATTACCGCCTTTTCTCATGAGCTGCAGTTGGAATATCATCATCGCTCTAGCTGTCTGAAGTGCTTCATTCACCTCATCGGTAACACCCTGGCCTTGCATGCCATCTTTTGTATTTCTTAGCAGCTTCAGCCATTCATACGGTTGATAATGCTTGTCATAGCACCATACTTCATACTTTTTGTGAATCGGGTCCGCATTCTTTGCGATGGCAATATTCATAGGTTCTACATGATAGATTCCTTTTACAAAGTTTCTTTGCTTTTCGATATAAGCATATCCGCCTTTGTCCAAAAGATAATCTTCACACATCGCTCTTTTGAATTGATAGCCGTCAAATGTATCATTTGTATCGTCATTAAGCATTTTAACTCTTAGATCATCCACTTCTTCTACCTTTGGATAACCATCTTCTTCAGTTCTTCTATACAATTTGATAGGAAGTAGCGCAAACGTGGAACAAATCTTATCAACATTACTAGCCACCTGCGGAATGCTTGTAACATTGCTTCTATTTAATTCCTTGCCACTGAAAAGTGCACTGAGTACTGGATCATCAAACCAAACGCTCGAGTCTTCTTTATTTGTTGAATTACGAAAAAAGAAATTTTTAATTTTACCCACTTTCTGCCTCCTTTCTTTTAATAATCTATTAGATAACCATCGATACAAATCCATCTCCATTCTGTAATAAGTCCTGCTGTATCAGATAAGTGGCATTGATTAATGAAACAACCATATCCACCTTTCCATTGGATTTCTTCTTGTTGACATAACGGTTCATATTTGTATCGTATGTGCATCTAGCATTTTGAAAATTAATTTCTAGCAACTTATTTGGCTCATATCTGAACTGCCCATTTTCAATTTTTTCACTCAAAAGCTTAGTGGCAGGATGCAAAACACTTGAATGCTGTTTAATTTCTACAACATCATAGCCTTTATGCATTCCTCCATTTCCGTTCTCCCACTTTTGAGCACTTGATAGAGCGTTGTAGCGGTCAAATCCTATTTGTATTACGTTCACTCCAAAAACGTCCTCTAAATTGAAAACAAACTCTTCTACAAAGCCATAATCTATAGTATTCTCACCGCAAGCCATGACATGAGATGTTTTATCTTCTGTAAGAGTAAAATAATCTAATCTCTCGGATTTCGACTTTTCATCTATACGACCAGCTGGAACAAATGCAAACGAATTAGCATAAATCACTCCATTTTCAATAGCAGCAAAAGACACTGACGTATTATCATTTGTCATTGATAAATCGACTCCAACATATACATCCTTTCCTCGCCAGTCTATAGCCTCTACACAGCACTTTTGAACATCAGCTATATCAACATAGCTTTCAGTTCCAATGCCCTTGTAGATGATATTACAGTGCTTAGTGAGGAAGTTTTCTCTTTTTTTTGGATCAAGTATAGCTTTTGTTCTCTTCTTGATGAGCGTATCCCATACCGCATGTATTTCCTGCGCTAAAGGGTTTGCATGTTTAAGGATAATATCATCTTCCATCCAGTCATCCGTACGATCAGGCTCATATAGCAGCGCAAATAATGTATCATCTTCGACAATCTTATCTAGAACCTGTTTAGCCGCATTGACTTCATCTTCCAGTGGATTAGAAAGTGTTGGATACTTTGTACTGATAAGAAATCCTAACGGATTCTTTACAAGCAGCTGCCCAGATTGCATTGCTTCAATTGGATAGTTTGTAGTAAGAGCTCCTACTTCATCGGCTATAAAGCAATTGGGCTCTTTTGCATCCATTCTAGATGTCGAGAAGTTAAGCGGAATATATTTTGTCTTACATACTTTGTTAAGTATGTAATCTCTTGTGATATGCCATTCTCCATCATCAAAGACTGGTTCATTTACATTCAGCAGTGGTTCAATGGCATCCTTTATTTCTCTTGCCAGTGATCCATCAGGAGCAACTGAATAGAATTTTGAATAATTAGGCTCTATATAAAAAAGCAAAATAAAAAGAACAGCTACGATAAACGTCTTACCATTCTTTCTGGCGATTTCTAATAGAATCGTTTCATATCTTCTTTTTGTCTTGTCATCTCTATGCATAATGCACAAAGATGCATCAATTAATAGCCACTGATATCCAGCAAGTGCACTATAGATTGATTTTCCTGTGGCTGGTCCTTTGGCCATCTTCAGAACTTTAAGAATCTTGCATATATTCTTATGTCTTTTCTTGTTGAAGTAGTATTTTTTATTCTTATCTTCTACAACTTCAATAAACTCTAGGCATTGCTTTTTTACGTATTTAGGAGCAACAACCTCATCATTAACAACATCATAAGCATATTTTAGCGAACGATACATTTATTCATCGTCATCATCGTCTATAAGTGCGTTTCTTATAGAGATTTTTGCTTCATTTGCTTCATTTTGTGTAGCTGTTAATGCTAGTTTTGCTCTTGACTGCGGAGAAAGACTTAATTCATTGCACAATCTAGCAAACTGTTTAAAAAGCTTATCTTGTGATGTCATCAAGTCCTTGTTATAGATCAGACTCGAATCACTATTGATATCTTCTTCAATCTTTTGCATTCTATCAATGACAATTGCGGTTTCAGCCAATACATAAATATCAAGATTACCTAGTATATTAGCTTCTTTCAAGTTTTCTAAAATATTCTGATAGATAATAACCTGATCATCAGTTAGATGCTTTGGAGGTGTGGTTAAGTCATCTGATTTTCCTTTGATTGCGTTTTCCTTAGAAAGTCTATTGGCTTTTTCCTCATTCGACATACCTCCAACTTTTGTATTAACGCTTTTTGCAGGTCTTGCCATGTTGCATTCTCCTTTCTCTTGAAATTTTCATTTCTAAAAAAATAATATTTTTTTCCCTGTGGCGTGGGGTCATATGTTTAGACCCTTTTTTTAAGGCTTATGTAGGGGGGGATACTAAGATTTTTACTCATAATCCTAACAAAATATGACTATTTGTGTCTGTGCTCCTGGTTGTACTTAGCAATTTGTTTTAATTCTTTAGCATCAAGCAGTCCACACTCAGCAAGTTCATGCATAGCATGAGATAATGTGATGAGATTATAAGGATCATAAGCCAAGTCAGGTCTAACCTTAATAGGAATAATATGATGAACCTCTAGCTGTTCAGTGCATACATATGCATTACCTCTCAGCCCATTGATGCAAGCCTGACATACATTGCCATCTCTTCGTCTGATATCTTTAGATAGCTCAGTCCATCTATGACTATGATGTACCATCCTAGATATAGAAGCAGTATCCTCTTTAAATGCCCCATCCCTTTTTCTACGGTGCCTATCTTTAGGCTTGTTAGGACACCTATGCTCTTTAGGGTCCACAATAAGTCCGCAATATGGACATGACTTCTTCATATGCATACCTCCAACAAATAGAAAAGGTACCGATTAAGGTACCCTATCTAGGAGCAATGACAATCATTGCAGAAGCGCAAAATAAAAACGGATGAATTAACATCCGCATTACTTTACATGATATATAATATCACAGTCATATAGTCAATGATTATCATAAAGTATCATTAACAATCATTAAACTATACCAAATCATTAGCAATATTAAATAGTGCTGTCAGTGCCTTGTTATAAGTCTTTTGAGTATACGATGGACTCTTGCCTATTAGTCCTGCTATAGATTCAAGCTTCATAAAGCTTGTATACTTCTTAAGAACGATTATATAATACCATGCATCAATATTCCTGAGCTCTTCAATAAGCTCTCTAATCTCATCCATTTTATCAATATCATAATCATACTGCTCTATATCTCTGTTATACTGCTCAGTCTTAGACATATGATTAAGTATTCTAGGTGTATCTGATATCATTGGCGAACCAGGACAACAATTACACAGTATATCTCTAGCATCCCAATAATACGCCTCATAAGACTTAAGATATGCAGTAAGCTCACGCTTATCTCTGAATCGCATTGGAATCACCCTTTCTTAATTTCATATGAGCATGTTCTCTTACTCTCATTAGATCATCAATAATTTCATGAGAACAGTTATGATTTCTTGCTTCAATAATAGCCATATCGATTAAGTCAATGACGTTATGATATCCTATCAAAGCTTTCTTACTATTGAATTCCATGCGCTAACTCCTAGATCCACCAACAAGAGCGCCAATAACAATTAAGATAATAGTAATTGCTGCAACAGTCTTTGGTGTGATAGCAATATGAGCAATGCCTAAAAAACCAATAGCCCAAATAAGGCCAACAACTAACAGTGCATCAATAGCCAATGCAATTAACACAATAATAATTAAAGTTCCTACTCCAACTTTATCTTTATCCATCTAGAAATACCTCTTTCTACCTATTCTTCATTTTTCTCGCTTTTTACTTT